GTTAAAGCAGTCGTACAAGACGTAGCAGATTTCAGTGGCACATTGAGTGGCACATTGAGTGGATCTGGAGAATCAGAAATTCAAGTTGGTGACGAAGCAGTTATCGGTGTTCTTGCGAATACATTGTGGGCAGACAATGGTCAACCTGCAAAGGATGCTACTTATGACGGATTTGAAGGTTCTATGATCGACAACGAATCCGCATTGATGTATTATGATGGTGAAGTTATCGATGAAGAAGGTAACGAAGTTATCGTTGGTAATTTTGAAACAACACTTTATCTTAGAAGAACAGTACGTTCAGTCGATGAAAATAGTGGTGACGTTATTGAAAGTATTCAGAGTTTAAAATCAAACTACGACTCTGATTATGTATTCAGTATCGACCCAAAAGCACCTGATAGTATTCAAAATATTTTCGGAAGAACACCAAAGAAGAATGTTGAACCTGCATATCTTTATTCATATTTTGAAAACACTCAAGAAGAAGTTTTCAATAATGTAATGAATGGTGCAAAGTATAAAGTTGAAGTAGAAACTTCAAGTGAAGCACTTGTATTTGAATATGAAGATCCAACAACCGAGCAAGTTCTTGATGATCCTTGGAAACCAGGTGCGGTATCATTTAGTTGTCGTCCTGCGGAAACACCTTGGATTCAGTCACAAAAAATCAGTGGTAGAAGATTCAATCTTTTTAAAGTTTGGACAATTAACCAAGGAACTCGTGCAAATAGAGAAATTAAAATCGGTATCTATAATGTTAGAACACCAGGATCTCTTCAAGATTCAGACTATGGAACATTTAGTTTGATTGTTCGTGCATTCAATGATAATGATCGTGGTCAAAACGTAATTGAAAATTATGATGGATTGACACTTGATCCATTGAGTCCTCGTTATCTTCCACGTGTAATCGGTGATCGTTTTACAACAATTAATAACAAGGGTAAATTAGTTGACTATGGTGACTATATTAATTCAAGTAATTGGATTCGTATTGAAATGCCATTTGATAGTACTGCACCTGCAAATGCTATGCCATATGGTCATGGTTCTTACTTCTCACCAATCGCAGGTGTAGAAACAGGAACACCTAAATACTCACACGCATCTCAATACGAAAGGCAACCAGGAAGATACTTCAACGGAGCAGTATTTAACCAAGGAAGTCCAGACGGAATTCTTGAACAACCTCGTTCTGCAAGAAATACTCTTGAATTATTTCAACCATTACCATACGGTGCTGATGATGCCGGAACAGGATACTATATGGATGAACCTGGTATGGTTACTGAAGAAGTTGACGGAGAAACAACAGAATATGCAGTTGATGCAATTCCAACCAACCCACCACAAGTAGAAGAAATTGCTACTGCAAAACTTAGAAGATTTCTTGTTGGTTTTCAAGGTGGTTTCGACGGAAGAGCTCCAACACATCCAATCTACTTAGGAAAAGATATTACAGAAAGTAACGTACAAGGTCTTGATTGTAGTAAACGTTTCTCAAGTGGAACTAAAGGATATATTCGTGCATTCGCAGCTCTTAGTAACCAAGACGAGTTCGATATCAACTTGATAACAACTCCTGGATTGAGTTTAGATTTGCATAGAACTGTAATTAATCGTGGTGTAGACCTTTGCGAAAGTCGTGAAGATTGTTTCTATATTCTTGATTGCGTAAGTGCTCATAACCAACCAGGTCGTGTAGACGATGCAGTTCAACAAGTATCTACTATTGATAGTAACTATGCGGCTACATATTATCCTTGGGTTAAGATTATTGATCCTGCAACCAACGTATTGCAACCATATCCACCATCATCACTTATGATGTCTGTTTATGCGGCTAATGATAAAACGGCTGCTGAGTGGTTTGCACCTGCTGGTTTAAATCGTGGTGGAATCGAGGCTGCGGTTACCGTTATGGATCGTCTTAACTTCGCAGAAAGAGATACACTTTATGAAGGTAAAGTTAATCCAATCGCTGCGTTCCCAGGACAAGGTATCGTTGCTTTCGGTCAAAAGACCCTACAACGTCGTGCAAGTGCATTAGACAGAGTTAACGTACGTCGTTTGCTTATCAACCTCAAGAAGTTCATCGCAAGTTCTGCAAGATTCTTGCTTTTCGAACAAAATGTGGCTGCTACAAGAAACAAATTCTTGAACATTGTAAATCCATTCTTGGAAAATGTTCAACAACGTCATGGTTTGTATGCTTTCCGTGTTATCATGGATGAGTCCAACAATACTCCAGACTTGATTGATAGAAATATTCTATATGGTCAAATCTTCTTACAACCTGCACGTGCAGTAGAGTTTGTTATTCTTGATTTCAATCTTACACCAACTGGTGCAAGTTTTGAAGCATAAGCAATAAGAAAAACTTAAAAATTAAAGACCTCCACTTCGGTGGGGGTCTTTTTTTTACTCTGATATATATTTATTTACAATGAAAAACTCACTTGCAGATATTGTTTATGAAATTCAATATGAAGAATTCTGTAACTTTGTATATGAAAATAAACTAAATGAAGATACTATCGTATTAAAAGAATTTGCTATTCCTGGTAAACTCAAAAAAGTTTGGTCTTTTATTGTAAAACTAAAAGATATAATAAAAGTTAAAATGGTAGATATGGTAAAACTATTTTTAAATAAACTTGTCTTTAAATTTTTCGCAAAAATAAAATTTAGTTTAGACTATTTGTTTAAGTTAGTTAAAAAAGGATTCAAAGCATATAAAGAAGTAATCAAAGCAATTGGTGAATATATTTCAAGTACAAAAGTAGGACGATGGACTGAAGATAAATTAAAAGATTTAGATGCGTTTTTAGCAAAGCATCCTAAAACAAAAAGAATAGCAGGATTAGCAGTAGCAGGTATACTAATTTATATTTGGTTAAATATGACATTCACAGGAAATGCAGATTATGACTTTGATATGGGAGATATGATAATGGCATTAGGAGGTGGATTTACATTATCAACTTTATTTGCGGGTCCTGAAGGAATGGCATTATTAACTTTGTTTGCGACAGGTGTATTAGGATTATCGTTTCCATGGCCTGGTCCTCAACACGTTCAATTTATTGGAGCAATATTATATGGTTCGGCAAAATTAGTCGGACAGAAACTAAGAAAAGATAAAACATAAATAAATATATTTTTTAATTTATCAACTATTTATATTTGTTGAATGAAAAAATGAAGTTTCGGATTTTTGTTCAATATTTATACTAAAAGTTAAACTATTAAACTGGAGAATAAAAAAAATGGCACAAGTAATATCAACCGAAGAAATGTTTTTCACGGCATTTGAACCAAAAACTTCAAATCGTTTTATAATGTACATGGATGGAGTACCTGCATACCTTATTAAATCAGTAACTCGTCCTAATCTTACTATCGATGTTCAGACAATGGACCACATCAACATCAAGAGAAAGTTGAGAGCTGGTAAAGCAGAGTGGCAAGATATCACTCTTACTATGTACGATCCGGTTGTTCCTAGTGCGGCGCAAACTGCGATGGAATGGGTTCGTCTCTCACACGAATCTGTTACAGGTCGTAATGGTTACGCAGACTTCTACAAGAAAGACTTGGTAATCAATGTTCTTGGTCCTGTTGGTGACCTCGTTGAAGAGTGGACAATCAAAGGTGCGTTTGTAAACAGTACAAACTTCGGAACATTGGATTGGGAAACTGGTGACAAGTTGACTGTAGAATTGACAATCTCTTACGATTACGCAATTTTGCAATTCTAATTTGCATTCAAAATCTCAGTTTAATTTTAAAAAACTTCCTTCGGGAAGTTTTTTTTTGTTTATTTTTTGTGTGGAATATATATTTATTGATATATGAAAAACGAAAAACTAAAGTCTGAAATATTATCTATATTAAACGAGATCGAATCTGAGTATAACGAAGAACAAGTAATTGAAAGTCTTGGTGGTGCATATTCATCTTTGGTAAAGTTTTTGTTAAACCAAGTAAAAATTGGTAAGTTTAAAAGAAACTATGATATTGATACTAACTCTGGTAGAATGGTATTTACTACCAAGGGTGGTAAGAAAGTAGTATTCAACGATGGTAAAATCGGAATAACTGCT